GTCCATGGACGATGTGTACGAGTGGTACACTAGTGGACCAAGACAACGTCTTCAACCTGGAGGCAGCATAGTTATCGTTATGACGCGGTGGAACGTCAATGATTTAACAGGCAGATTACTCAAAGACGCAGCACGAGACCCGAAAGCAGATCAATGGGAACTGATTGAGCTTCCCGCAATATTGCCCAGTGGTAAACCACTCTGGCCACAGTATTGGTCGCTTGAAGAAATAGAAAGTGTAAAAGCGTCCCTAAGAGGTGGACCAAAGTGGCACGCACAATACATGCAAAATCCAACCTCCGAAGAAGGCGCACTTATAAAAAGGGAGTGGTGGAAAGAGTGGCCAAACAATAAACCACCGCAGTGTGACTACATCATTCAAAGTTACGACACCGCTTTTTTAAAATCAGAGATGGCGGACTATAGTGCCATAACCACGTGGGGAGTGTTTTACCCAGAAGGTCGGTTAGGTGGTGAAGAATTGTACAACGGCGATGCACCCCATATTATTTTATTAGACGTAGTTAAAGGTAAATATAATTTTCCTGAATTAAAAGGTCAAGCATTTAAACAATACGAACACTGGGAACCAGACGTAGTAATCATAGAAGGCAAAGCAAGTGGTATGCCCTTAACGCAAGAACTGCGCAACGTCGGCATACCTGTACAAAATTATGTTCCTTCTAAGGGCAATGACAAAGTAGCAAGAGTCAATAGCTGTGCTCCATTGTTCGAATCTGGCATGGTTTGGTATCCTGATACAAACTGGGCAAGGGATGTAATAGAAGAATGTGCGGCATTCCCAGCAGGAGATCATGACGATTTAGTCGACAGCACAACACAAGCACTCATGCGATTTAGGCAAGGTGGTTTTGTGAAGTTGCCGTCAGACTATGAAGAAGAGGTTTTATATAAGAAGAAAATAAGTTATTATTGAAGAATACTGCAAGGTAAAAAAATACTATGGCGATAGAAGTACAGAGATATCCACAAAAAGGCGACCCGATTATACCTGTAGAAGATGAAGAAGTTATTGTCGAACTACAAGACGAAGATCCCACAGCTGGTGGTGTAGAGTTTCAAGTCGGTGAGAACGGCGAAATGTTACCCATGGACGATATGGTCCAAGCACAAGAAGCAGAACACAACGCAAACCTTACCGAGTTTATTGACGAAATGTCATTGAATGAAATATCAGGGGAACTAATCGGTGCGTACGAAGAAGACAAAGCCTCACGACAAGATTGGCTTGATGCTTTTGCCAATGGTTTAGATTTACTTGGCATAAAATCAGAAGAACGTGATATGCCTTTTCCTGGAGCGAGTGGTGTTACACATCCTCTACTCAGTGAAGCAGCAACTCAGTTTCAAGCACAAGCCTACAAAGAACTTCTGCCAGCCAATGGTCCAGTAAATACTAAAGTTATCGGAGCAGAATCACCAGAAACCTTGGCTCAGTGTCAACGTGTTAAGGAATACATGAATTATCAGATCACGGAAGTGATGGAAGAATATGACCCTGACATGGACAGTCTACTTTTCTACTTACCGCTGGCGGGAAGTGCATTCAAAAAAGTATTTTTTGACTCATTATTGGGTCGAGCGACGTCTGCTTTTGTAAAAGCGGAAGATTTAGTAGTCAGTTATGACACAACAAACCTAGAAACCAGCCCAAGAATCAGTCATGTCATCAATATGACAGGCAATGATATCAGAAAAATGCAACTGAGCGGTGCGTATAGGGATATAGAAATAGGAAATCCTGGTGAAATAGACCTCGATGAAGCAAAAGACAAGATGGATGAGCTTCAAGGGTTGAGTAAACCGACTAATGACAACAACGAATACACTTTATTAGAGATTCATGTCAATTTAGAGCTAGATGGCATTGATGAATATGACTATGCGGTGCCTTATATCGTCACAATCCTTGAAGACAGTGGTAAAATACTATCAATTAGGCGCAACTGGGCGATAAATGACGAATTATTTCGTAAAAAGGAGTATTTTATACACTATAAGTTCCTTCCAGGACTCGGTTTTTACGGTTTTGGCTTAATTCACATGATTGGAGGGCTAACTAAGTCCGCTACATCCATTTTACGCCAATTAATTGACGCTGGAACACTCAGTAACCTGCCTGCAGGGTTTAAAGCACGTGGTATGCGTGTTCAAGGTGAAGATGAACCTTTACGTCCAGGAGAATTTAGGGATGTTGACGTTCCAGGAGGAACAATCCGTGATGCATTGATGCCTTTACCGTATAAAGAGCCAAGTAATGTGTTAAGTCAATTATTAGGCATACTTATAGACTCTGGTAGACGATTCGCAAGCATAGCAGACATGCAAGTGGGAGATATTGGCTCCCAACAACTTCCCGTAGGTACAACCGTAGCTATGTTAGAACGTGGTACAAAAGTGATGTCCGCTATACACAAACGTCTACACTTTGCCCAGAAAAAAGAGTTTCGTCTCTTGGCTGGTGTTTTTTCTAGATCACTTCCCCCGTTCTATCCATACGCAGTAGCTGGAGCCAGTCAAGAGATTAAGCAACAAGATTTTGATGACCGTGTTGATATTATTCCCGTCAGTGATCCGAATATTTTCAGTATGGCACAACGAGTGATGTTAGCGCAACAAGAACTACAAATGGCGCAAGCAGCACCACAAATACACAATCTTCGTGAAGCGTATAAAAGAATGTACGAGGCACTAGAAGTTAAAAATATAGAACTACTTCTACCACCAGAAGAACAAGTGCCACCACGAGACCCAATCAGTGAACAACAAGCAGCGATCATGGGACAACCCATCAAAGCCTTTGAGTTCCAAAACCATGATGCATACATAGCAGCACATTCTGCATTTTTACAGAACCCTATGATGCAACAAAATCCTGTAGCAATACAAGCCATACAAGCGAATATACAAGAACATACAGCAATGGTCTACAAACAACAAATAGAACAAGTGCTCGGTCAACAACTACCACCGCTTGATCAAATGCAACAGATGCCACCAGAACAAGCTGAACAAGTTATGAATGAGATAGCACTTGCTGCAGCCAATGCTGCGCAAAAAGTAACAGGTCAACAACAAGCTCTCATACAAGCACAACAAAATGCTCAAATGGATCCGATTGTAGAACTTAAGAGAGAAGAAATCGCACAAAGAGCACAAGGAGACGCTTTACGAGCACAGGTAGATCAGGCTAAAATAGAATCACAAGAAGCAATCGCAGAAATGAAGGTTGCTCAAGATAGAGAAGAAGCCTTGTTAAAAGCACAAGGTGATATAAATAAAACGTATGGTCAAATATTGAAAGATGTAAGATCGTCGGATACAAATACTAAAGGTGACTAAATGAAAGATACAACTAAGTACAAAAAAGTCAGTTTCCCTGCTCCTAAAAAGATAAACCTTGCTGAAGTAGTAAAAGGTGCCACTGTTTTGACTAAAACAAACAGTGACATTTTTGGTCAAGGTCAAAAAACTGTACAAGGTAAAGGCGCAGCAACTAAAGGTACAAAGTTTAACTCTAGCCCAAGTGGAGTAAGGTAGATTGTGAATGTCAGATTCCCCAGACGCTTTTGTATATAACGCAACACTAGAGAGAATAGTGGACGGAGATACTTTTGTTTGTACCCTTGATTTAGGGTTTGATGTCAAACTACACAAACAACGTGTACGTTTAGCAGGCATTGATACCCCTGAATCTAGAATCAATACAAAAAGATATCCTGAAAGAGCTCAAGAAAAGGTTATGGGTAAGGCAGCAAAAGAACGATTAAAAGAACTTTGCACGGGCAAATTTAAAATTAAATCTTTAGGAAAAGGTAAGTACGGAAGAATTTTAGGTGTTCCATACACGTCAGAAGGCGAAGATATTTGTAAAAAACTGATATCAGAAGGTCATGCTGTTGAGTATTGGGGCGGAAAGAAAATAAAAATCTGGGGAGTATAATATGCCAGGAATGACAGAAAGAAAAAGAATGATGCGAGGCGAAACCAAAACTGCTCGTGGTGACTATGGTAAAAAAGGTTATGGTCATGGCGGAGACGTCAAGAAAATGGGTTACGGTGGTGAAGCTGAAAAGAAGAAAAAGATGGCAGGCGGTGGTTCTGTTTACGGGAGAAAATAACGATGCCGTACAGTAAATACTCACCTAAACAGAAAAAACTAGCAGCAGTCGCTCCTCCTCGTAAGAAAATTACTGGTGCAGATTTAAAAGCACTCAAAAAAGGTCGTAAAAAACTTGCTAAAGGCGGTGACGGTAAAAAAGAAAAACCTGGACTTTGGGCAAATATTCGAGCTAAACGTAGACGAATCGCAGCAGGAAGCGGTGAACGTATGCGGAAAAAAGGCGAAAAAGGCGCACCCACTGCTGCACAGATGAGAGCAGCACAAGGCAAAGCCATGGGTGGTAAGATACAAAGTTTTGAAATAGGTGGCGCAGTAAAGTCTGGCATGCACAGAGGTTGTGGCGCAGTGATGCCTAATAGACGCAAAAAGACTAAATATTCATAATGGCTAAATACGCAGGCAAGACCGTAACACTAAATCGACCAAGAGCCATCCGTAAAGGAGAGCCTGGATACGGAAAGAAACGTAAAGTAGTTTTTGTTTCTAAATGTAGTAGTGGCGGTAATAAAGTTAAGCGAATCACTTTTGGTGATAAAAAATTAGGTAAACACCCAGGAGACAAAA